TTGATTCCGCAGAACACCACCCGCAGGCCAGGGGCCAGAATATCGTTGATCATCTTTACTCCCGATCGATACATCGTGAGTGAAGTATAAAGGATTGATTATGCGTTGTTTATAAAAACAGCAGGCAGGTGTGAATGGCTGGATTGCTGAGGGGAGTTACTTTATAATTCACCGCCACGGCCCCTTAGCTCAGTGGTTAGAGCAGGCGACTCATAATCGCTTGGTCGCTGGTTCAAGTCCAGCAGGGGCCACCAAATTTAAGTTGTAGAATCATATGATTAAGCCACTCAATTGAGTGGCTTTTTTATTGGTTTTTAAACAGCTGGTAGCGAAGCCGTACGGGCTTTGCCAGCGTCGCCAGGGGTCGCAATCAGACGCTCCACGGACTCCATCGTCACGAACGTACAGCTGCAGTCCACATTGGTGCACTGGTGATACCGCTCTTTGGTATTTTCACTCAAGTAGCGACTGGTACGCGCATGCGCTGAATGCTTGCACTTAGGACAATGAAACATGTACCCCTCCGTTTAATTCACAATTTGTGAATTAATAATACTCAAAAACAACGTAAAGGCAAATAAATTACTCACTGTCGACAGCAAATTTTTCGTCGGTGACGTTACGCTCAAGGTTCAGCTTCGTGGTGTATCCACTCCCGCTGAGGGTATGAACCACCTCGCTGATGATCCAGGCCTGCTCGTCAATGACGCGTTTAAAGCCGTTTACCAGCACCGGCGTTTCGGGGAACAGATCGGCGCGTCCCAGCGCCAGCTGGATGGAAAAATTCACGGTACCGCGCTGAAGCGCGCGCCACTTCGCCTCCGCAGCCCTCAGCGCCTGCTCTTCCGAGGCATACACCGTGGTGAGCTCAAATACGTTTTCCACCGATCCCACCAGCATCTCTTGCGGCTTCTGCTCCTTGCCCCCTGCTCCCGCAATCGGCGCGGCGGCATCCGGGTGCTGCAGCCCCTCTGTCGACGGCCCCTCAGGTAAACGATTAATACTCAATTGAGCATTTTGTTTTTTAGGGTCGCGCGTTTGCAGCCATTTGGCCGTCACGCCGGAGTAATTTTCACGGTCAGCGACGGAAAAAAGGTGCTTATCGCCATCCCCGCGTTCAATCATCATTAGGGGAATCGATGTGCCGCCAGCCGTCACGGCCTGGCCCGCCTTCATAAAAATAACCTTGCCGGCTTTGATTGAAACAAAGGCACCGTTACGCTCGGCCAGGCGGGTGAGAAACGCCGCGTCTGTCTCCTGAGACTGATCGATATGCGAAATAGCATTAGATGAAAGATCCGCCGCAACGCTGGCGGTCAACTGGTTACGCTGAGCAATCGTATTAACGATCGCGCCGATCGTCGTGTCATGCCACGACTGTTCGCGCCGAACGTTTAGCTTCCCGCGAAAATCCGCGCTGCATCCCCGAATGGTCAGCGTATCCGGCGCGCCCCGAAACTCAATGGTATCGATCGTAAAGTTCCCTTTCTGCTTGAGCGGGGTTCCCTCCCATCCCAGCCATAAGGAGAGCGTCGCCCCCCGGGCAGGCAAGTCTAACAGCCCGTCGGAATCATCCAGTTGAATATCCAGCTGATCGGCTTCCAGCCCGCGCTTGTCGGTCATGGTCAAACTGATAAGACGATGGCTGAAATTTTGCGTGATATCGCGATCGTCAAGCTTAAGCATAAAATCCGGGGCGATTTTCCCACCCGCCTGGATATTCATTTCAGCGATCATCCCACCAGCCCTCCAATGCTATTACGTGCGCTTTCCACCAGCTCTGAGGCCTGCGTTCTCAGGTCGCCAAACATCGTCATCAGCGATTCGTCCACGCGTTTTAGCGACAGGGTAAACTCGATTTTTCGGGCGGCACCATCGCTGTAAAAATCCGTGTGCGTGTGCGTGACTTTCTCAATGACAAACATGCCGTGAATGATGCCGGTACCGTCTATCAACGGCCATGCCCGCCCTTCATTCGCCATCAGCTCGATCGCCTTCAGGGAGAGTCGCCCGCCGGTGATTTCCGGATAGAGCGTCCCTGTGAGCAAATGAGAAGTCTCGCCTTCGCCAAGATACTGCCAGGCTTTGGGTTTTCCGATGCGCTCGTTGGACACCCAGCGGTAGTCCTTTGAAAATTGCATTGACTGATACGGTAAGGTTCGTCGTTCAAAGACAAACAGACCCAGCACCATTAACATTTTCTCTCTCCTCAAACATACAAAAAGCTGGATTGCTGCCGTCTCGCTTTATCCTGTTCACTGCTCTCTATTGCCTCCCGGATTTGACGGGTCAGATCCGTTCCGGAGGCCGTGCTCCCCTGCAGCGTGATGTTGTATTCGCTTTTACTCTGATCGACGTAAGAGCGTCCTCCCGTCGCGAGGGCTGGCTGATATCCCTGGTAGCCGCCATAGGTCCCCGTCCCCGGAATATACGAACTGCCCGCAGGAGAGGATGCCGCGTCGGCTTTTGCCGCAGCGGAGTCGAGATTGCCCGACTCGTTTTTGATCAGTCCGAGTTTTTCCAACAGCCAGCTGGCCTTGCCGCTCAGACTGTTAAAGAGATTAAGCGGTGCCATCAGCGCATCGCCCAGCGCCTGACCGAACGCCACGCCGACATTTTTGCAGCTGTCGAGCGTTTCCTGCGTCGCCTTGATCGGCGCAATAAGATCGGTAAACCATTGCCAGATCCCGCCCAGTTTTTCTGCGATGAAACCAAAGGCCTGTAACAGCGGAGCGAACAGCTCGCCCAGCGGCGCGAAGGCCGCAGAAAGCCCCTCAATCACTCCGCCAAAGAAGGCGCTGATGGGCTCCCAGTATTTAAAAATCAGCAAAGCACCGGCGGCAATCGCCGCGCCAAGGGCAATAACCGGCCAGCTAAGGGCGCCCAGCACCGTCATGATGGCACCACCCACCACGCTGAATACCGTTCCCAACATTCCTGCGGCGGTCATGACCAGATTCAGGCCAGACAACACCGGCGCGACGACCATTCCTAAGGTGCCCAGTACGCCGGCAAATGCCTGTGCGCCGATAATCACGCTAACCAGGGTTTGCGTCAGCTCAGGGTTAGCGTTTACCCAAAGCGAAAGCGTGCCGACCCACCCCGTCGCGGTAGTGGTCAGATTGCGCAAAGCGCCATCCGATTTATCAAACACATCAATCTTCAACCCGTTCAACGCGGCCTGGAACCGGCTGATATCGCCGTCAAGATTATCGGTCTGAACGGAAGCCACGAGTGCGGTACTGCCCTTTGCCCCCTGCAGCTGCTGGCGTTTTTCATCAAGCGATCCATCACCCGCAGCGGAAGCCAGCAACCCCGCGGCTTTTATTGCATCCGGAGTCTGAACATGGCGCAGCATCGCGCTGAGCGCATCCCCGGCGGCGGCACCTTTCATCCCTTTTTCCGCCAGGACGCCAAGCAGCGCGGTGGTCTCTTCAAGCCCCATACCGGAAGCATCCGCAGCGGAGGTGACGGCGGCCTCCATCTCAACGAGGGTGGTATTTGAAGAGGTAAAACCGCGCGTAAGAACGTCTGCGATGCGCCCCGCATCCGTATTTGCCAGGTTATACGCGGCCTGCGTGCTGGCGATCGTATCGGCCGCTTTCGCCGCGTCGACATTCCCCGCCAGGCTGAGGTTGACCGCTGGCGCGGTGGCCGCAAGCAGCCCATCGGCGTCATAGCCTGAACGGGCCAGCTCGTTCTGAGCCTGGACAACCGTATCCGCAGGTACGCCAGCGCTGACGCTAACCTCCCGCGCCTGCTGGCGAATGGCCTCAAGCCGGACGTCGCCCTTCTCCAGGCCAAGATTTGCCTGAATGGCCGACATCTGTTTTTCAAAACTGATGCCAGGCGCCATAAACCGGGACGTCTGGTCAAAGCCCGCTTTGGCCATGCCCACGCCCGCATTAGCCAGCTGATGCACCCGCGCGGCAACGCGTTTGCCTGACTCATAGCGATTCTGAACGGTACTCAGCCGCTCCTGCTGCTGGTTGACGCGGGCCAGCGCATCCCGCTGTCGGTTAAGCTGCTGCGTTTTATCGCTGATGTGGGTGCGTAAACGACGCTCATCCGACGAGAGCGTGCGCGTGTTTATTCCCGCCTGGGCGAGTTCGGTGCGCTGGCGCTGTACCGAGTAGCGCAGGCTGTTGTACTCAAGCTTAAGGTCGGCTGCCGATTTTCGGGCTGCGGACAGCGCATCAGCCTGAGCCTGGGTGGGGTTTTGCGTGTTCTTAAGCTGCACCGCCAGCGCCGCTGCCTGCTGTTTCGCCCGGGCAAGCGACTGCTCCGTCACGGTAAGCCGGGCATTTGCTTTCCTGAAGCCGTCAATATGCCCCGCCTGCTCATCGAGCGCTCCCAGCGACGTCTGCGTATTGCGGATATCGCTCGCGAGGGTGAGGCTGGCGTTATGGAGAGCGTTAAGCGGTCGGGTTGCCCGGTCGACTGCCTTAAGCAGCTCCTCAAGTCTGACATTATTACTCATGGTGGTTTCCGCTTCGCTGCAGCGCTTTTTCGCGCCATAAGAGGAGTTCGGTCACGCTCAGAGAGTACAGTTCTGACGGCGGCCAGTGAAAGATCACCGCGATATCCGCCATCAGATCGTCGACCGACAGATTTTCGGGAAATTTCAGCGAGCCGAAGCCGGTGACAAAAAACCGATCACCTTACCTGCAAAAGAGAGCAGATCGCAGGCATCCAGGCGCGCAACCTC